AATTCCCACGGCCCTGCTTCTACAACATCAGGAGTATCCGCTAAAATAATTGAAATTGATACTGTTGGTGGACTAGTTAATGTTCGTATTACTTGTGTTATTGCTCTATCTATATTATCAATACTAATTTGAGTATTTTTAATTGTGCCGTCCTCTTCAGTTGGGGGACTAAAATTAAAAGCACATGCTGTATATACATCACCATTACTTGTAATGTCTTCATTGTTATTTACAAATCTTAATGGTGTAACTAAATCAGTATGAGTTATCTCCACAATTACAAGAAATACTTGATTAGTTTGTGGGGCATTTAAAGCTTGTCTTGCAGTTGAACTTACATTCCTAGCCATTAAGGTAATACCTCTACAGTAAAGGAAACTTTCCAATCCAAAGTGCCACCATCAGGAGAAACTGTATAAGGATTACCATCGACTTTAAATCTTGCTTCCACTGTAGTTGCCCCAGCATCATACTGATTTGGAAAATTCATTGATAAAGATCCAAACCCCAATGTAATCTCAAAATAAGTAATAAAAGCATCCAATTCAGTTTTAGTCATAATCATCACACCCTTCCAGTAATTACTTACAGCAGTAAATCTTTTCCTTACTTTTGTTGGGCCAGTAGACATAGCTGTACTAACAAGTCCTGACTGTGGTGTATCAGAAAAAGACCCCTGTTCAAATACTCTTGGTGTTATTCCCCATGCTATTGCCATTATGATGCCACTCCTTGTACTTTAGTTCCAAACCTACTACTCAGTGAATTATCAACTGTTCCCTGATTTATATGAGAATTCATCATTCCACCGATAGTAACATACAATTCTTTTCCATCTGGGCCTTGACGTTCTTCAGTAGAAACTTCAGCACCAGTATTATTATTTATAAATACTGACATATTTCCCCCACCACCTTCAGACCGGACTCCGAGTTCTCCTGAAGAAGTTCTGGTTAATGGCATAATTGCTTCTGGGCCAGCTTCTCCCATGAGACCAGTACCCTGAGCAAAAGGAAATAAAGTGGGAGAACTTACTATTGAATTAGTAAACCCACCACCATTCCCAAATGGAATTATATTCCCACCAGAATAAGCATTACCATTAGCGTTAGCATTCTCTGTAATATTTTCTCTTTGTTGATCGGCATATCCACCAATTGCTTTACCTGCTAAACCAGAAGCAATCAATCCAAGACCTACACCTAGATTAGTACTAAGTAAATTAAGTCCTGCTTGAATCATTAAATCAGGTAACATATCTGCAAGAGTCATAGCCATAGATTTCCATACATTATTTAAACTTAAACCTTCTTCAGAAACATTAGCAATAGATTTTCCTAATTCATAAAATCCCTCTGATAACATATCAACGCCAACTCTAGCCATAGAAGCACCCAATCCAGAGACAACTATAGAAAATGCTTCCACAGCAGTTTTACTATTTTGCATTTTATCAAATATTGCTTTTTCTAAAGCTACATCCCATGTTGTCCACCCACTCACATTTTTCTTAACTACTTTGGTATTTTCATCTATAACAAAAGTAAACTCTTTTATTTTTTCAGTTATATATGCCATTTGTTCAGCAGTAGCATCCCCTGAAAATATTATATCATGCAAAGCACTATCAGCATTTGCTAATTGATCTGCAAAATATTCAGCTTGTGTTCCACCAACACCAAATGCACTAGAAATAGATTGTTCCATATTCAAATCACGTAAAGTTTCTAAAAATTCTTCAAATCTGGAAATTGGAAGAATTTCTACAGATGTTGTCGTTGATCCAAGAATAACTAATTGAGAATTTAATTGTTTAATTAAATCAATAATTGCTTGGACAGTATCACTTGTTCCACCTGCATTCTTATATCCTTCTAAAAGAAAAGGGGAATCAATATCACTAACATCTATATCAAGTATAGTTGCCATTAATGTCTTTAAAGACTCAATTTGTTTTTTAATAAAAGGAGAGGGATCAAAAGCTTCCTCATACTTTCCAGCCATAAATCTTGCTTGAACTTCTCCTTCTTGTAATACTTTGAAATATTCATTAATAGCCATTCTTCCACTAGATTTCATAGCTTTACCTGTAATAGTGCCAAAGTCATTTGTAATATCCACAAACCAAGTAAACATATCCGTAGATATACCGGTCAATTTAGACAACCATTCCTGCCAAGTAGTAATTGATTCTGTTTGTGCTGTTTCTATGCTTGGGTCACTAAATATATTAGTTATTCGTCCTATAAAATTCTTAGAAGCTTGTTCCAAAGCATCTAATTTTTCATTAGCTAATGCAATTTCACGATCAAATACTTCAGTTCCTATGCCCCCGCCCCTTCCACCTGTAGTTTTATTAGCCTCTACTGCTTTTTGACGAGTTAATTCTAATTGTAAAATCATATTACGTTGCAATGCTATATTTTGTTCATAAAGAGCTATAGTCTGAGTGTTTGTTAATTCTGTATATTGCTTCTGTACTGTCTCAGCAGTATCCATTGAATCTTGTTGCTCATAATAAGATTTGCTAACCTTATCACTAATTAATAATAAAGCCCCCAAAGCAGCTACTATCCCCAAAGGAGCTAAAACACCACTAGCAACAACTTTAGCCGCAGCTCCCCACAAACCAGTAGATATAGCTAAAGATCCAATAACATCTTTTAATTTAAGAAAAACAACAGTAATTCCTGCAAACTTAGCACCCTTACCAAACACTTGCACAACTTTACCAATAGAACCGATCAAAGTTGTAAGTGGGCCTAGTATTGCTAAAGAAGCTGCAAACCCTAAAAATAATGTTCGTTGCGTTTCATCTAACTCAGAAAACTTATTTGTTAATGTTGCAACTTTATCAATAAGTGTAATAAAATAAGGTAACAATACATTTCCTAATTCAACACCAGTTACAATTAAAGATTGTTTTGCTTTATCTAATTCAACACCAAATTTATTTATACCTTGAGTAAAAGCTTCAACAGCAGCATCAGTAGCTCCTGTAGAATCCATCATATCTTCTAATTTACGTGCAAATGTAGCCGATTGTTTTTCAGCTAAGCGAGAAACTAAAGTTATACCTTCAATTCTTTTAATATATTTTTGTAATGGTACTCCAGAAGCTTTAGCTTCATTAACAATAATTTGAAGAGTCCCTAAAAGACCTTCTTGTTCAATCAATGCTTTTCCAGAATTAACACCTAATCTTTCATATAATTCTGATAATTGTACTGTGGGATTTAAGAGGGAAGCAGAAGCAGATCTAAACTTTGTAGCTACTTCAGAAGCATCCCCAATAACTCCAGTAGTCGTAGCAAACACATTAAATAATTCTTCTTGTGATACACCTAATCTATCAGCAGAGTCAGTAGCAATCTGGATTCCCGCTGCTAATTCTTTAAAAGTAGTTTGTCCTAAACGAACTGTTTCAAATGCTAGATCAGATACTTTTCTTGCTGCTTCTTCAGATGTATCTCCATATGCTTTAGTAACAGCAGAAATAAGTTTTACTGCTTCTAATGTAGATGAACCACCAGCAATACCAGCACGAACCGCTGCTTCAAATCTACCAGCAGTATCAGCTCCATCCTGAAAAGCAGATATTGTTTCATATAATCCTGCATTAAGATCACTAAAACTTTTACCTGTCCCTTTAGACAATGCAAGAACATTTTCTCTTAACTCATAAATACGATCACCAGTATCTGGAATAAGTGTTTGTACTTGTCCTAAACCTTTATTTAAATCTAATGCAAACTTAATACTTGCCCCAGCAGCCACAAGCATAGGAAGAGTTATATAACGAGAGAGATCTCTACCTACAGTTTTGATTTGAGATGAATAACTTGTCCAATATTTTTTACCGCTTTTAGCAGTGGCATTTAGTCTATTAGAAGCCACTGCTGCTTTTCCAGCTTGTGTTGTAAATGCTTTTAAATTTCTAACACCAGTTACAACACCATTATCCAATACATCAACTACTAATTGTGGCATATATTCTCTCTCTTATTTCTTAGGTTTCATCTTCTTTTTCAAAAAACTATTAACGGTTGATTCCATTTTATGTAGTATCTTTCGTTCTTCACCAGTAAACCATATATCAGTGTACAAACCATAATAATAAAAATCAGACCAACTTACTCCATCCTGTTTATATAACTCCCAAAAACATTGATAAAGATCTAAACCAGCTTCTGGGATTTCGGCTTCCTTTAAATCAGTCGGCTTAATCCCTGTCTGATTCCAAGCATTCTCTAAATGAGAACGCTTAGAATTTCCATTATCATCTGTATAATCTAGTTCTATTTGTAATAAAACCGCATCAACTAGTGATGCGGTCAACTCTACAAAAAATTGCTTCTGTCCTCCACAAACTCCTGAACCTGTTCAAAAATCCATGGATATTCTTTATAAATATCTCTAATATTTTCAGGAGCGCATTCTACTGGCCCTTTTTTATCATCAACATTCTCCCACTCTTCAGTACAAGCAACATAAGCTTCCATAGACTGTCTTTCAAGTTCTGCAATGGTTAAGCCTTTTTTCTTCTGTCTGTTCTGTTCAGCTACCCGTTTAATTTTGCTCTGAAAAGTGTCAGAGTCCCTACCAAGCACTTTAATCTTGATCTTGGTCTCTGTTTCATCCGGTGCATAGATCTCTACCCATGCGCCTTCCTCGCTTCCCTTTCTTGTATTGTACTTACTCAAATCCATTATAATCCCCCAAGATTATGAAAAATATTTTAAACCACTAATTAACTAGCAGCTTGTTTTCTAACATACATTGTAGTGTCTGCATCCCCGCCAAGAGCCTGAAACGGAAGAGATCCAGTAACATCATTCTCAGATATATCTCTTGTATCCCCAGTAAGTTTAACTTTGGGGAATCCAATTACATAACTATTACCATCAAGATCTTCAAGTCTTACTGAAACCTTAAATTCTGTTTCATCAGCATATAGATCAGCCATTGTCGCATCCTGAAAATATGCATTGATAGTTCCAGTAACGTTAATACGCCCCTGACCCATCGAACAAGCATCCTGCTTCATTAAAGCATATCTTCGTGTAAGACCATTATCTACTGAAAAATCCAGTCCAGTAATAACACAACTACCTGCCACACCTTCTACATAAGCCACACCAGTATAAGAATCAAAAATGTTATTAGTATTAGCAGCAGCAATAGAACTTGAAGGAGCTGTATCACTGAACCCAACATAAGTTAACCCTTG